GACTAGAACATACGAGTCATTTAATTCGTAGGGGGGAGTATAAAGGATTTGGGGCTTTTGTTGTGGCATCTACACTAACTGCAGGTGTAACAGGCACAATAGGTATTAACACTGCAGATACACTGATACAAGGTTACAATTACATGAGAAGAGACAACGTAAAAACTTTAAGTCAGAGATTATATGAGATGGGTTTGCCTGATGAATTATTATTTGGGTTTCCAAGTGCCATTGGCATTGATACCCAAGCAACTTTAGGTGTCCCTAATCTAAATCCTTTAGAAATATTTAGCACTCCTGGATACGACATAATACTTGAAGACGTTATATTTGATGTTCTACCTGTAATATTTTCTGAGTTTACTAAAGTAAAACCAACAACAGAGGAAAGAAGAGATGCTTATAAAGTATTATTGCCTACTCCCTTTCACGCTGTTTTTGAATTAGCTTTTCAGAAAGAGGGGGATAGCACATACTTTGATAAAGATGGTAAAGCAAAATTAGACAGAGATTTTAATGATTGGTTTGCTAGATTTTTGTCATCATATAGTGTAGAAGAGGCATACTTTGGTAAATTAAGTTATCAAATTACTCAACTAGAAAGAAATACCCAGTATTCTTATAGCTTTTTAGTAAAAAAAGCGGCTGATTTATATTTTCACACAGGAGATATACCAGAGTTTATGTACATAATGGCAACAGACGATTATGATAAATTACCAATAGAATTTTTAGAGTCTGTAAAAAGACAGATGAGTAAGAGATTTGATGACACTGCAGAGAAACTTACCAAAAAAGGTGCAGACTACGATGTGTTGAGAGATTACATTAAACAAAGAACATTAGGTTACGAAACTAAGGAATCATTACCGCCATCAAAAATATTTAAAGGGGATGAATATCTATTCAGATAGGAGATAATATTATGAATATGAAAGATACAGTTTGGTTTATTGGAGTAGTATTAGCTTTAGGAGTTACATGGGGTATGACCTCACAAAGAATATCTGCAATGGAGCAAGACGTTGACAGGATGGAAGAGGCCATCGTAATGTTTACAAAGATGGAAGTTAGACTTGCAGTAATAGAAGCAGAAATAAAAAATATAAATAAGAAACTAGATAACTAGGAGGAAGTATGAATAAAATGAAAGAAATGTGGAATGGTTTAAGTAAGAGAGGCAAGATAGTTGCAGGTGCTCTTGGTGCTATTTTAATTTTAATTATATTTAGTTACATAGTATAAGGAGATTTACATGCTAGGTGGTTTACCAGTAGAAATGATTACAATGCTAGGCTCTAGCCTTCTAGGTGGATTTATGTCCATCTGGGGGCAGAGCATAAAAGCAAAACAAGACGAACAAAAATTATTATTAGCAAGAGCTGATAATCAAATGAAACATATTGAGAAAGCTAGAACGTATGAGAACAAAGGCTTTCAATGGACAAGAAGAATTATTGCATTGACTGCTGTATTCTTTATTATTGGTTGGCCAAAACTAGTACCAGTATTTTTTGATACAAGTGTATATTTAACTTGGACAGAATTTACTAGAGGGTTTTTATTCTTAATAGAGCAAAAAGAAATAGTATTAGATAAAGAATTTTTTGGTGTAGTTATCACGCCACTAGATACACATCTAATGTCAGCTATCATAGGATTATATTTCGGTGGTAGTCTGGTTAAGAAATAGTTTAGTAGTATTAGTATTTATGACAGAAACAAGTGAAGCCTTAAATCAACAAACTGAAAAATTACAAACAAAAGAAATAGAGGGACAAACAGTAGTTCTTGGGCCTGGCTTTGAAAATAGCTATCAGCCAGAGTATTTAGATAATTCAGAAGCTATGGATTTAATAAAAAAAGAAAACCAAGAATCAAAGTATGGTATGAATAAAGTAAATTATAATGATATTGAGGTAGAAGATTTACCAACAGATGGAATTATAAATAAAATAAAAAGATATTTAGGTATGGAGGAAGAGAAAGAAAAACAAATAATTAAAGCTAGGCCTGGACAACAGTTTGATAAAGACAATGTTCCCACTGAGGATGTTAAAATTGAAAAGGTAGAAAAGCCTGTGGAAGAGGATATTGAAACGCCTATAATACCAAAAGAAAAACCCGATGAAATTAGAAGTGGAGACTTCTTAGGAGTCACAGAGTTTGAAGATAGGTTTAATAATCCTAGAAAAACACATGAAGAGAAGTATGTAAAAGCCTTTAAAATAGCTATGGATTTACTAACAGGTAAAATAAAAGATAATACTAGAGGTGCTTTGTATTTTAATAAAGACCCAATGTCGGGTGGTAAAAAATATGGAGAGCACTATTTTTATGTAGACCCATATAAAGCTAGATAGCTCTCAATAATTTTTGCATCTCACTACCAACATATTCTAATTCGTTAACAGTATTTCTAATCATAGCCGCTATTGTGTGGGTGTGAGGATAATCGGGATTGACTCTGTTAACCTCAGACACAAAAGTATCTGGGTCAACAAAATCATAATCAAAACTTATAGTTCCATCTTTATTCAGCTTCACTTCGAGGTTGACTAAAGTGGAACTATTTTTTTTTGTTTCCATCTTTTTCTACAAAGTCTGGATTAATCTTATCATCCAGTGTCTTTAAATTTTTAGATAACATTTCTATTAAACCATACACCTCCTTATAGGGTCTGGTGAATAGATAACTTACAAGTTTCTCAACTTGTTCTCTACTTATTATGAAGTTCATCGTGTATATCTCCTGCTATTGCCATGTATGCGGCACCATCTATAAAGGTATCTTCTGATACTTTACCTTGCTTTGTTCTAGCAATCTTTAGTAGTGCCATCATTACAGCTACATCTCTAGCTGTAAACTCTATATCTTTGTAGGCAGACCATAGCTTTGCGATGTTGTCATGGTTCTTTAATTTATTACCATATTCTTTTTCTCTACTGTCTCCCACATAACTTGATGCTTGTTTTAGTATATCTAAACTTTTCATTAAGCGATATTCTCCTTATTAAATAATTCTTTGAGGGGTATTAGGATGCACTTAGATGCTTTTCTATCTCCTAACATTCTTGATTTATCCTTATATTTTTTAGCTAATTTTTTAATTCTGTCAATAGGAAAAACTAATTTACAATAATCTTTTTTACCTATGGCTAGAACATGTATCCAGTAATCACATTTAGTTACACTAATCCCACTGGGTTTACCATTACATTCAACTTCTATAGCTATGTTTCCTGTCTTGGCCCACCAATCTCTTTCAGTCTTGACCTCAATCTTTTTATTGTAAAACATATTGTGAACTTGTTTTTCACGCATCTGTCCATATTTTAAATCAAGGTCAAACTTATTATCGCAGTTTAATTTAGCGTTGGTTTTCTTAACTTTTTTATCCATTCTTCCAGGCTTTCCACATTGTCTTGTTCTAAATCTGATAGGTCAGCATCATACATTTGGGCATCTTGCATCGCTCTAACTTTTAATCCAACTTCATATACCATGTCAGCATGATTAAGTGCTAGGTCGCAAAGACCCATGGCTATTGTTTTTACTGCGTGTTTCTCTGCAGTTTCTTCTCCATAAGATTTATCTATACCACAAGCAAATGAACTTTCTGAATGTGGGGATATAACTATTGTTATCCCCTTAGAAAAATCAAACTTATCTTTTCCGTTACCCTTCGACATTGCTATCCTCTTTAGGTTGTGTAATTTTCGTATACCAAAACCATTTTGGGTTACGAGCTTTTGATTGTTGCTGTGGTAAAAATTGTAGGTCGTCACCCCAACAAGGTTGTTTAAAAGAACAGAAAGAACATATCGTTCCAAGTTTTCTGTTACCAGTTTTAACTTGTCTAAATGTTTCTTCTTCATCTTCAAAACATCTTTTAAATGGTTTGTTATCTAATAAAGTTTCAGCATTATCTTTTGCTATCTGTAATGCTTTGTCTTTATATTTAGTATCATCACTGGGAGGAGCGGTAAGCTGTATTTCTCCTGTAGATTTATTGATAACAATCCATCCACCGAAAGGTTTATTCAAAGACTCTGCATATAAATAACCTTGTGATAAATATCCAAACACATCTTCATCAGCTACCTTTTCAAAACCACCGCCATCTTTTCCAAACTTCTTATCATATGAAAATGGACTAGCAGATTTTATATCATAAACTTTACCATCTATTTCTACATCTGTACTACCAGACATTTCTAGTGTATCGTTTATTTTATAACTTACTTTCTTTTGATAGCTTTCTATATTTACATTACAAGATTTCATCATAGCATAAACTATAATCTCTATTATATCTCCAAACATATTTCTAAGTTTAGAGTTATAAGACATTTCTTCGAAGTCAGAATCTTGATGTAACTTTTCCATCTGTAATTGGCAGATAGGTCTACCAATATTAGACATTCGTATTCTAAATTTTTTTTCTCTTTCTTCCGTAAATTGTTTTCTTAGTGCTGATTTACATAACTCGCCAAACTCTTCAACAATATCATCAGACATAGACACAGGCTCTTTACAAGCCTGTGCCAAAAAGTTTTGTAGTTGTTCTACTACGTTAGACATTATGCGGCAGTTACTTCTTCAATAACTTTAGCATCTTTCATGTCTTGTGAGCTAGTTTTAGATTTAAGAACAGCATTGTGTAGTTCTAATACCGAAGCATTTTCTTTCTCAATCACTGCTTTAAATACATCCATAGTCTCTCTGTCTTTATCAGAGAAATCTATTTGTGTATCATCTATCTTTGTTTTAGCCACATAGAAAACATTAGAGCCTGTCTTTCTTCTTTCAGTTTCTAAAATAATATTGTGTCTAAA